CCCCTGTGGGTGCCGCTTTCGCGCGGCTAGTCATTGAGCTTGACCACACGTATTCGCTCGTTGAGCGGTACTACGTCGACAACGTGTCTCTCATTGAGTCCAGCCCGGAATACGAGCTGTCCTCAAGTAACGAGACCGGGTCGGTCACGTTCAAGATGAATTACACGTACCCGACTGCAACCGCCGTGACTATTCAGCGGTTGGACGAGGACGGTACGGCTAGCCCTATGAGGGGCTACGGCTCTGAGTACGATATGGCGCCGTACACTCCGGTCCCGATGCTCATTGAGGACTATGAGGCGCCGCTAGGTTCCCGCGTTATGTACGCGGTGACTTGGTATAAGGCTGACGGCTCGCGAGCGTCGCGCTTGTTCACTCAGGCTATTGCTGCCCCGGTCTTGGAAGACCCGGATTACGTTTGGTTCAAGTCTCCGGGCATTCCGGCGCTGAACACGACTCTCATGATGGAAGCCCCGATCAAGTGGTCTCGTGAGGCCCGGCAGGCGCTGTATCAGATCGTTGGTCGGCGTAACCCGATTGCCATCACGGACGCTCGTCCGGGGCGTAAGGCGAGCCTGTCTCTCCTTGTGTGGGACGAGGCTAGTAACGCGCTCTTTGACTCGCTGCTTGATACGGGCCTTACGGCTCTGATTCAGGCTATGCCGGGTTACGGCGTTAACGGAAACCTGTACCTCTCCATTGGTGCGGTTGACGTTGAGAGCGTGACGAACGCTGCGAACATCCCCGGTTGGCGTTGGACGCTTGAGGTCAGCGTTGTTGACCGGCCGTCCGGTGGCCTACAGGGTTCGGCTAGTGGCACGTGGCAGACGGTCAGTGATCACAACGTTGATTGGGCCGACGTGTTCAACAAGAACGAGGTTTGGTCTGACGTTCTCACCAACCCCTAGCATCTGCTGAATTCAGTAACTGACCTGAAAGGGGGCAGTGTTGCTAAGCGTCAGCCCTAAGTGGGCTCGGGCGCTGACGACGAGCCATGGACTAGTGAGCAAGGTGAATGCCCTTTACGGCGGCTCTGTCGTCGCTGAGGGCATTCCCTTTGTGAGCGGGTCCGTGAAGGTGGATAGGGGCAGCGAGACACGACGTTCGCTGTCCCTCACCGTTGCTGACCCTCGTCAGTTCCCGACGACTGAGACCGCCTTGTTTGGTGTGTACGGTCAGCAGCTCTACGTGGAGCGGGGAATTCAGTATCTCGACGGCTCCACTGAGTCGGTTCCGTTGGGCATTTTCGTTATCACGAGCGTGAGCGGCGACGTTCACACGGGTCCGCTGTCCATTGAGGCGGCGGGGCTTGAGATCCTGCTTAAGCGGGCTCTGTTCGATGGTGCGACGAGCACCAAGGGGGCCCGTGATGCTGCGGCATTCATCAAGACTCAGATTGAGGCGACCATTGCGGGTGCCTCGTTCGTTGACCGCTCGTCCAGCGGGGGAACGGTCCTAGCTACCAAGACTTGGGATGCCGGTACGGACAAGTGGGCCGCACTCTCTGAGGTTGCGGTCAGCGTGGGCGCTGAACTGTTCTGCGACGCATACGGCACGTTTGTACTCACCGACATCCCGTCGGTCAAGACCTCATCGCCCACGGTCGTTTGGGACGTGTCTGCGGGTGAGTCTGGCGTGATGGTGTCGGCTGAGCAGTCGCTTACGAGCGACGAGGTTTTCAACCGGGTCACGGTGGTTGGCGAGAATGCTGAGGACAACAAGCCCCCGGTTTCGGCAACGATCTCGATCACGGATAGTCAGGATCCCCTGAGGTACGGGGGCCCGTTCGGCAAGGTTGAGAAGCGGGTTTCGTCCAGCCTCGTCACGACCACGAGTCAGGCAAGCGCCATGGCTCTTGCGCTACTCCGTAAGACGCGTGCACCTAACCGGTCTGTCTCGCTGTCTGCGATTCCCAACCCTGCGCTAGATGCGGGGGATTGGATCCGCGTGGACTACGGTCCGGGGATCCTGCCTGAGCTTCACCTTGTGAACTCCTTTGAGGTTCCGCTCTCGTCCGATGGGGGAGCGTTCAATATCGACACCATCGGCGGACGGGACGAGGAGCAAACGTAATGGCCGGTGTTGACAAGCTACTTGGGGCAGCCGTCCAGTCTGTGAAGACTTCCGGGCTGCTTGAGTCCATGGCTCGCATGGGGGTTGTCTCGGCGGTCAACTCCGATGGCACGGTTGATGTTTCGCGTGCTGCGGACGTGTTCCCGTCTGTGAGGCTCCTGACTGGCTACGTGAGCCCCGCTGTGGGCGACACGGTGCAGATGCTTAAGACCATGGGCGGTTGGGTCTGCGTGGGCGCGTATCAGGCTTCCACGCCTGCGCCTCAGTGGGTCTCTGCCTCGCTCGTGAGCGGCTACACGAACAGCGGGAACAGCAACGGGACCGTTCAGTACCGGCGGATTGTCGACCACGGCTCAACGTTCATTGAGTGGTGCGGCGGCATGTCGTGGGCTACCTCCGGAAGCCCCCCGAACGGTGGTCAGTTCTTCACCATGCCTTCCGGCTTCCGTCCGCTGTCCAAGCGCTCTGTCTCGGCGGCTGCCGGTGGTGTCGCCACAAAGATTGATTTCAATACTGACGGTGGTTGCGTGATTATCCCGCCTACCGGCGTGACTACGTGGTGCAGCGTCAACGGCGTGCGCTACCGCATTGACTAAGGAGAACGCCAGTGCCTCTAACTGACTCGTACGGGCAGAATGTCACGTACCCGACGCTGACCGATAAGCCCAACGCTCAGTCTCTCGCTGAGGGGCTAGTTACCAACATGGTTCCCAAGCTGGTCATGACGTTCCCTTCTGCGGTGACTCGTGGTGCGACTATCAGCAAGCCCACTGAGGGCATGGTGACTTGGCTCAAGGACGTTAACCGGCTTGAGGTCTATGACGGTTCCGCTTGGGTGTCGTTCGCTTCCGGTACGAACACTTGGAAGACGGTTTCTCTGGCGTCCGGTTGGGCGCACGACGGTAACTCGCAGGGGACCTTTCAGTATCGAGTGGTGAACCTCTTTGGGGAAGACACCATCATGTTCCGGGGCGGCATCTCCCGTGCCTCGTACCCAACTACCATCCCGTCTTACTTTGAGCTGAACACGACGGTTCTACCGTCCAGCGCTCGCCCCTCGTCCCTGCGGACTATCTCTGTCCCTTGCTCGGATGCGGGCTCTACGCGCATCTCGCTCAAGTTGGACGTCACTACCTCCGGGTTCCTGCGTCTGTACGGCATTAGTCGTCCGAACGATCTCCCTCAGTGGACCGGCTTTAACGGGTGCTTCACGTCGCTGTAGGCACCCCTCAACTACTGAATTCAGTATCTGACTTCCCCTCGTCCGGTAGGGCACGACCGGGCGGGGGGTTCTTCTTGCTCGAAAGGAGCTACCCATATGAGCACCACGTGGGTTACGGGCGCTGAGCGTCTAGGTAGCGGCAGCATTGGCGGGGCTATGGACAGCCCCAACCGTCCGGCGCGTGTGGTCTGGCACACCACGGAGAGCGGAGCGGGCAACGCTGCGTTCAACTCCGTTGGGAAGTACCTGACTTCCATCGGCGCTGAGCCGCACTTCCTGTACGACCCGACCACGGACCGGCTAGGGCAGTACGGTCCGCTTGACCAGTCTGCGCGAGCCCTCAAGAACGATGGCAACACTCGTACGAACCGTACGGGTCGCGCGTGCATTCAGATTGAGGTCTTGGGCCGGGCGGCTACTCCGTTCACGGGGTATTGGCGTCCGGGTAAGAACTTCAAGGCGCTTATGTCGGCTATCCGTTCGTGGGGTATCCCGGACGTGTTCCCCATGGGCACCCCGGCTAAGACCGCTAGCGCGACCAAGCGTGACCGGTCCGTGTGGCTTGCCAAGGGTGGCCACTACGGTCACTGCAACGTTCCGGGTAACGACCACTGGGACCCGGGCGCTATCAACACTGCGGCTCTGTTCGCTGCGGCTCCCAAGGCTTCCGGCGGCTCCTCGTCGGGCTCGTCCTCGTCGGGCTCCTCGTCCTCGTCCACGTACGTGGTTAAGGCGGGGGACACCCTCAGCGGGATTGGTTCCAAGCTTGGTGTCAAGTGGCAGTCTCTCGCTGAGCTGAACGGGATCAAGTCCCCGTACACGCTCAAGGTTGGCCAGAAGCTCAAGACCAAGGCAGCGAGCGCGAGCGTTCCCACTGTGAGCCTCGCGAACGTCCTTGAGGCGGCGCGTAAGGACCCTAAGGCGGCTCAGGGTAAGGCGAGCCACGCGAGCGACGTTAAGCCCGTTGAGGCGGCTCTCAAGGCCGCTGGTTA